GGGAGGGGGTCTTTTTTCCTGGAAGGGGGTAAATTATATAGGCAGGGGGTAAAATATAGCAAGGGGGTAGTATTTTTTTCTAGGGGGTGATATACTGCAACTGAGGGGTGGTTATTTATGACAATTCAAATCAATTTTAAAAGCCTAATATGGGAAATGACCCAAAGAAACATTTTTGATCACATGAGTGATGAACAAAAAAATAAACTAGAGATCCAACACTTCACACACATCAACCCAAATATGCGAACGGACGAACTATTTCCGCCAAAAGAAAACAATCAGCGAAATCGAATCGGTATGGCTGTCTTTGCAATGTTCGACTTTCTGCGGTTGAATACAAATGTTGACGCATCCATTACGTATCCAAAACGAAGCGAATACGTAACCTTTCCGACTGTTGCTGCGATATACGATTATTTTTACGAATATGTTCTCTTTAAAATCTAGACTCTCTTGCTTTTGCAGGAGATGATGTGCTAAACTATAGAGGAGTTGAAACACAGGGTATAGAAACACTCCTCGAAAAGTGCCTGCAGAAATGCAGGTATTTTTTTATGTTTTTTTTAACAAAATAGTTAATTTTCGTGTATAGTAAAGGAGTAAGAAAACAACAAAAAACCTAAGGGGGATATATTCCTATGTCAAAAGTTATTCCATTTCCAGTTCGCACGCGGTTAGATGATATTCAAGAAATGAGTGCTGAGTTTCAAAAGCCAATCTTCACCGATTACAGTGACGATATGTACGATGCGATGTTTGCCGTTCGCAAAGACTACCAAAAGCCAGCATCTGATTTCGTAGAAGTTGAAGCAAGTCCAGCCGACCATCAAGCCAAATTCGATTTGCTAGAACAAATTGCAAAAGATGTTAAGGAAGGTAGAGCATAATGGAATACAGTGGATCTTTCCTCGTTGAAAAAGAAAACGAAGTCGTAACGGTCAAATTAAACATCGATCAAGTTACGTTTCCGATAATGGCCATCGGCATTGCTCGAAATGGCAAATGCAACAACTGGGCAATTTCGCATGAAAGCAGTTACCTGTATCCGTGCACATGTGGGAAAGAACATCTTGAACATGACGACAGAGAACATTGTCAAACATGGCGAAAAAGTACAAGCCAGATCAAAGAATGGTTGGAATCCAACAGAGATATCCAAAACTTCCTAGAAACCAACTCAAAGTAGTTGGTTTTTTTCATGAAAAAAGTTGCATTCTAACTGTTATGATATATGATGGAAGTATAAGGAGTTGATAAATATGCGTTATAAAGAATTTACATTATTGGATTGCTGCGTAGAAAGAGAAGGAGATTATCAAGGAACAAAATACATGGAAGTAGAAGTGAAATTGGATTTTTATACAGACGAAATTATAGAAATTACATTGCATCAAGATAAAAACAAAGAATGGTACGTACATATGATGGGAATAAAAATAGAAATATCAGAAGATGAAGAAATATATGCAGATAGAATTTGGAACTTTTACGAAAAGATATATGATCAAATTAACAAACAAGAACTGGTTCGAAAAATAATGGAGCATCCAAAAGCAAGATTATTGTTTTTATTCATATAAAGAAGTTGATAAACATGCGGTATAAAGAGTTTACCATAACAGAATGCAACGTCATCAACGAGCAAATCATTCAAAAGAGAGGAAACATGCATCTTCATATTAAAATAGACATTTATGATAAAGAAATCGAAGTCTTTCTCATGCAAAGTGAAAAAAAGAAGTGGTATGTCAATTCCATCGGTCCGGTACAAAAAAAATACAAATACCAATACATCCCCCACTTTGAATTCAATGATGAAATCGGTAAAAAACTTCGCAGAAAAGACATTTTACAAAAAATCATGGAGCACCCACACGCGAGATTACTGTTCTTATTTATCTAAGGCAGTAATTTTTTTCTTGCAATTTAAAAATATGGTAGTATATAACAAACAGATAGTAAAGGAGATGATATCTATGAAACAATTTATATACGAAAACAAACTAGAATTGATCGGATTTGCATTAGGCGGTATGATTTTTGCTGCCTTCGTACTGTTTATGTCAAAAGAACAAATCCACCAGCACCACATTGTTATTGCCATTACTTGCGGTATGCCGTTCGCACTCATGAAAGCGTTTGGAGAGGATGCGAAATGAGAATCTTCGAATTACGCACTGATAACGTTGTACATATTTGCTTTACCGATAGCATTTTTAAGCCACAACGCCAAAAAATTCGCTTTGCAAGCGTTGAAGAAGCCGACTGCTTCGTAAATGTAATGGCAACTGTTCGAAAACTCATCGATGAAAAATATCGAGGGGATATCGAATGTGCCGTACTGAGTAATAAACGATTGGATCTTTATGTTAAACCGCATATCCAGCGAGAAGAAGTTATCAACTTGATCGCTAAGATTCAAAAGATAAAGAACATACGACGGTTTATCGAAAAGTATACGACCTTATCCGCTAGAAGCATTAAATAGAAAAGAGGTGTTTAGGATGCGTAAAAAATGGCGTAGACGATATAACGCAAAGAAAAGATACCCAAAACCTTCATCATTTGGATTGTTCAAATGGTTTCGGAAATAAAAAGGACTGCATTCAAACAGTCTTTTTTATTTTCTAACTGTTTGGTATACTAAAAATGAGGTGAGAAAATGATTGTAAACATGGAAATCGAAAAAGTACGACAGTGGAGTGGCGGATATGCAATGAAAATCTTTATCGAATTATTTACTGGAAGAGAGAACACATATAGAGAAACATTTGTGTTCACCGATGAAGATTTACAAATCACAGAAATGGGAAGCCAACATCACCTAAAAGAAATCATTCAGCAACTCATCACCATTGAAAGACTTGGAATCATAACAGGAGTATTCCAGATCTGGGATGAAGATGTATTTCATTTTGATGTAAAAAGAGGGTTCTTATGAGATATGAAATTTTAAAGACAATGCAATCGGACGATGGAAGTTATACAATTCTTTTTGAAAAAATTAAAACAGAGGAAACAGAAGAAATACTAGAAGTTTGGAAAGGGTCATTTCCTTCGCCTTGGAGTAAGACAAGGGAGTTAGTTATCATGGATAGTGATTTAAAACACCTAACGTATCAATCCACAAACGTGTTACCAGGATTTGATGAGTTTTTAAAAAAAGAACGCACTGCTATTATTGTGCAAGGATATGAACTAATGGCAATGAAAGATGTTCATAAGTTCATGGTGGAGAAAACAACAGAAAAATGGGTATTGGGATAAGACCGCTCAAAGGCGGTCTTTTATTTTGCGTACTTTATCGCTAGATACGTCTGAAAAAACGGAACATCCTCCCACGCAATGTTTCGCAGCAGGTAACATGTTTCGCAAAGAGTAACGATATTGTCGAGTGAATCGTACCCTGGAAATGGGTCGTTGCGAATCCGATCAAAATAAGCTTGATGAAAATCTACGTGTTTTGTGCATCGAATACACTGTCGGCCATCACGAATGTAAACGATTTTTTGAATGTCAACATTCATCCGAACACCTTTTTTGCAAGGAGAATGGCTGCGTCCAATCCAACAATGAACAAAATAAAATAAAGCAACGACCATACCAACTGTTCCGGAAGCTCACGCGGTTTCTTTTTTGTTTTGTACACATAACACCTCTCTAAAGTGCTTGAAGTAAAAACAACAATCGATATTTAGGTTGTTCCTGCAGGTAATCCGTTACTTCTTTTAAAATGGATGCATGCATCTTAGAAGGAATATCTAAATACTCTTCTGTTCCAATCATCCAAAATGCCGATATCTTTTGTTGGTTTGCTTTTGGGCTGGTAGATTTATAATAAACTACTTGCATCCCATATCGTGCATCGCCAAAATCAAATTGAAAATCAATTAAATAGGAATTTGCCGATTCTGTTTCGCAATCAATGCAAATATTTTCGATCATTCCATCACCTCATTGGTTAGTATACCCAATTTAAAAAAAATGTTGCAAATTCTTCTAACTGTATTACAATATGCTAAAGGAGTGATAAACATGAGTGAAAAAATTCTAATTACTCATATTCAGTTACAAGACATAAAGGAACAACAAGGATTCATTAGTTTCAACCTTACCGCGTATATTCAAGGACAACTTCGATCGGTCAACGTGATGAAAATAAATGGATATAGCAAGATGATTGTACATAGTGTGAAGGTTGCAAATTTTTCAAAGGATTCGAAAGGAAATCATGTTGTTAAACTTGGTGCTGACTTCACTCAAAAATATAAGACAGAAGCCAAGAAGCAAATCGAACAAAAAATCTTCCACTACTTAGAAGAGGAATGTAAGAAAACAAGGTTGTTGCTGCTCTTTGCATAAAAAAAAGAAACCGTATCTAAATCGATGCGGTTTTTCTCTGTTATACTAATAAAAAGAACCTTCGGAGATAGAGCCGAAGGTTAGATAGAAATAAATATATGGAGTTGATACTTTTAATGTGGATCTAGCGAACTTGCATTCGCATATCTTTATTATATCGATATGGTTTTGCTTGTCAATATGTTTTTCTACGAAATCCTGCTTTTTGAATATCATCTTCTTTTTCAAGAAAATACATAAAAGCATCGATTTTATTTTTCATGTCACGAGGGAGAATTTCACCCTTCGCATTTGTCATCTGATTGAACAACCACATCAACATGCCAGCAACAAATTGACTTCGATTATTCGGAACATCATCCATCTTATAATTCGCTTCCATCGTGTCGAGCACTTGATCGAAATACGTCAGCAAATCTTCCGGTAGCTCCAATTCCACTCGTTTCTTTTTTACCTTTCGTGTTTTCGTATTCTTGAATCGACACACGTCCATCATATGAAGCGTGCTAACAAATGCTTCACGCTGGGCATTACTATATTTCTTTCCATTTGATTTAGTATTTGCCATTTCTCTCACCTCCTACTTCAAATGGTACATCAAAACAGGAAAAAATCAACAAAAACGTACGTTATTTTCAATATCGTTATTTTATCGTCAACATACGGACGTTAATTTTATAATCCGAATGTTGATTGCAACGTCATGGAGATACGAAAAATACGCACAAAAAGGGTCATTTTTGACACTTTTACGATCGCTGACGATACATTACCTTAACTTGCAATGTCGAAAACCTTGCGGATAATGTCGAAAAGCCGGAACTTAACTGTTTTGTGTACAAAATATGAATCTAGTAAGACATAATGTAGTTTTACGAACCCTTTTTTGTACCGGAAATAGAATCAATTACAGTTAGAATCTACTTCTACGGATAGTCCGTTTTATGAATATCCATCCTTTAAGTGGGATGCGGTAGCAGAACACTTAAAGGACTGGCTGCCAGAACATTTTCGTTGCAAAAACACAAATCGGAGGTACAATAAAACAGAAGGAGGTGGCCACATGCAGACGCTAAAATACTATGACATTCGAAATCAAGAGTTCAAGATGCTAGGAGAGAAGATACAAAAGGCTAGGCAGATACAGCGTATCTTTCTAAAAGGAAATAACATACGTCATCATTATGAATACGTAAGTTTTAAGCAAGATGTATTCGATCATGAATTTGATAACAATCGTGTTTGGATTGCAACCTATATGCATTCTGAAAATGAAAAACAACAGGACTTTGCATTTATTGACGATGAGGAATTTGGAATCTTCTGCTTCATGGTAAGTTTCCGAAACAATGTCGTGAAGTATTTAAAAGATGACCATTTCCAGTCGCTTTATCGAACGGCAAAAGGGGAATTATATGAAAAGGAAGAGGACAAGTATCTTGCCATCGTAAAAAAAGCACTTGAATGGGAAAAACCAAAGTGGAATGTAGACATCACTAAAAATACAACCTCGCATAAAGAACTAACAATGAAGTTCTCGACTGACAGATACATCTATGAAGCACAAGAGTTCTTCAATAAAATAGAAACCACGTTTGATAAAACATCCTTGCGTTCTTATGTCGATATCACGATACATACCGGAAAAACAAATCGTCATAAAAAAGAGATACTGTATTATATGGAGTTTGAACGTAAATTGCATAAACGTATTCACTTTCTAATCAAACTATATAAATTAAGCACAACCCAACGAAAAATATACTTTCTTCTGCACGACAGATACTACGATTACCACATCGGTCTGATTCGAGAATATAACGATATTGTATTTAACCTCGGACAAAAGCATCGCATACTGGAAACGAACATCTACGCATGCAAATTATCAGAGTTTGGACAAGCAGGTTTCGAAGCATTCAAACCGCTTTATTAAGGCACTTTTAAAAAAAGTGTCTTTTTCTATTTATTCCCTATTGATTTCTTTTTATGAAAAATGATATAAAAGTTATAGGAAAACAAAAACATATTGGAGGTAAAGAAAATGATATATACAAAAGAAAAAGTAGGAGTGGAGATTTCTCTTTCTGAATGCTATGTTCCTTACATTGGATTCGCACCGTTTGGTTTTTATGTTTCCATTGGGTGCTTTGGAGATTACAACGAAGAGGGGAAAAGAATATGCACGATGAAGCGTCACGATCTGGCAAACAAACTAAGAGTAAGCACGAAAACAATTCCTTTAATTGATGAAATCCTACTCGCTTTTGAATTGATAGATATCAAACGCATTCCAATGGGAAAAGGAAAGCATCGTGTGGTTTACGAAATACTAGACCCAATGCCAGCAGAAGAATTTAAAAAGAAAGAAAAACAACTGATTGAAAATTTGAAAGACGCGTTAGAAAAAGAACCAAAGATAGAGCATTTACTAGGTTGGGAAATTAAAAAAGTAATGGGGCGATAAGATGCCGATTATACGAACCGACAAAACGACATGCAATTATGTTAATGTCGATAAAACATGGGTAGAGGACAAAAGATTATCCGGACTCGCAAAGTACATTATGCTTTACGCACTATCGAAGCCGAATAATTGGAACTTATATATCGGCGATATCGTCAACAGTTGCACCAATGGAGAATACGCTATAGGACAAGCACTCAAAGAGTTAGAAAAATTAGGTTACCTCTATCGAAGAAGAAATAGGGGAGAAAAGGGAACATACACAAACTTTGAAACCTTCATCTATGAGTCACCAAAGTTAAATCCTAATTTTTCAGCAGAACCAACCTAAACGTGATTTTCCTGTTCTGGATAATCCTAAACTGGATTTTCCTAGACTGGATAACCACGTAGTAATAAATAATTACTTAAATAAATAATTACTTAAATAAGTAATTATATAAGTAAAAAATATAGTACGTTCAAATGATAATGCTCGAAAACACGTTTTCTCGCATAAAGACAAAAACATAACGCTTCGCTGAAAAGGTCAAAGTCAAAAGACAAAAAGACGCTTCGCTAGTAAAGTTCAAAAGATCAAAACCCTTCCTTTTAATAGGGAAAAGAAAAGATAAAGGAGAAGATAAAGAATGGCAAAACAAAAACTACCGCCAGCTACAGATTGGAAAGAAAGAAAAATAGAAAATTGGAACACGACCACCTTCATCGCATACATGCAAGACATGAATCAAGAAAAGTACAACCTGCCGTATTCACCATTTGCTGGAATTATGGCAGAAAAAAGAATGTTGAAACTGGCTCAAGAGGAAATGGGCAACCAAGTATTGAAAGAACTTATTGACCTAGCATTTAAAGAGAAGAAGCAGAGTGAGAGAAATCTTTGCTTAAATTACGGATTTATTCATACGTATATGAAACCTTCTCTTTATCCACGCATCATTAAAAAAATACAAGAAGCAGAAGAAACAAGAAAACGTGAAGAAAACAAAGTCATCAAAAGCAAAGAAGAGTTGAAAAAGTTCTTTTAGGAGAGAGAATATGACAGAAACCGAACGACAGGTACTGCAAGATGTTCGCAATTACACGCAAGATATTATTCTTGTTCCAAAGCCGATTATTTCCCCTCTCCATCGTGACAACTTAGAAATCATCTTCAAGGTGCAGAAAGAATACCCAGGATATGTCGTTTTGATCGGAGAACTAAAAGCAGACGATACGTTCAATCCACACATGTCGATGGTGAGTTGGATACCGAATTGGGATTTCTACGGCAACAGTATCAACTATCTTCTTTACGATAAGATGTACAACCGTTTTCGACTGGATCTTTTATTTTTACCGATAAAACGTACTTAGGAGTGAATGATGACGATGAGTGAACACCAAAAAAAATGTATCTTAAATCCGTTCTGCAAAGTCGCAGGCACAGACGTATGCAACGATTTCTGCGGTCAGTATATTTCTATTCACGGTCGTTCCGGAGAAGGAATACGTGCTGGCAAACCTGCAGGCATACCGAAAGAATACGCACTTGAAATGCTTCAAAATTCGAAGGTCCGCGAACAACAACCGGATGCATACGACATGATTGATTCATACGAACAAAGTTTCGTAAAAATCTTCAACGATTCAACAGACGTAGAAGAGCGAATGAAAAACGTATATCTTTGGTCAGAGAACAAAGGAACAGGAAAAACGTATACGGCAGTTTGTATTCTCAATTCGTTCTTATCTCGCTACTACATAGGATGCTTAAAGCGAGGAATACAACCTGTACAAAAACCGATATACTTCCTCGACTTCAACAAATTGCACGCTGACTATTCGCAAATGACTCGTCAAGGCGTTCCTCGTGACATTGCTGAAGAATCCGGTGAACGGTACTATGCTGCGTTAGAGAATGCAAAAACAGCGTTGTTTACCTGCTTCGATGAAATGGGTGTTAGAACGGTATCAGAGAACATGCTTCCGGATATCTTAGGACTTTTAAACCATCGAATCTACGAAATGAAACCAAGCATTTACACATCAAACTTACGAATTACACAACTTCCGACCATTTTCAAAGAAGAGAGGGTGTTTGATCGAGTGAGAGATTTAACGATTGAAATTGAATTCACAGGGGAGTCACACAGGGGGCATAGAGAATGATGTATCCATTATTTGAAATCGGTGATTGCGTAGTTATTGTCAATCATCAGACCAAACGAGTCAGCAGTGAGTTTCATACCATAAGCGGAGTGTTCGAATTTTCAGAGGGGAAGTATCACTACTTTTTAGATAATGAGTGGACAACCATCTTTCAAGAGGATGCACTTACCTATTACAATCCGGACTTCTCAACATACGAAGAATATGACCGTTTCTTTAAAACGGATGAAGAGGAAGAAGAATCACACAACAGATTCATGGAAAACGTCAAGCGTGAGTACCCAGACGTATTCAAAGAGGACGAAGAACTTTCCGATGAAGAAGAATATCTTCGCATTCCTGCCATTGAGTGTCGGTACAACATCGGAGATATGGTAGAATACAAAAATGAAGAATACGAAGTCGTTGGGTACAAAGTAGAAGTGAGTTACTACTCAAAAACAGACCAATGGTCAAAGGCAATGTATGACCTTGTGCATAAAAGTGGTAAGCGTGAGCGTGCAGAGGAAAAAGACTTAAAACTCATCAAGCCAAAAGAAGAAACCCAATCAAGCCTGCTTCCAATATTGCGTGCAGAATTGGATCAAATTAAAAAGGAAAAGAAAAAGCAGTCACTTGATGAACTTCTTGATTTCTATAACACGTTAAAATACTTAGCAGAACTTACAGGGGATACCAAATACCTACGTGATGCAAATGTATTGATGGAGCAAATCAAAACAGGCGATCGAAACATTGACCTTGAACTATTCATGCGATTCATGAACAGAACGATAGAAGATTAGGGAGGAAGATTCATGCAATTTGGTGAAATGCTCATTTCAAAAATAATGGAAGATAAGAATAAAGACATACTCACAAAGTATGACCTCAAGCGTCATCACTTTATGCACCAAAACGAAAGGGAAGCGTTTGATTTTATAACGGAGTACCTTGATATTTATCGCCAGTTGCCTGATCCTAGAACCCTTCTTTCGAAGGTAAAAAATCTCACCCTTCATCAAAATGTTGAGGACAGTTATGACTTTTTGGCAGAGCAGGTAAAAGGAACGTCCTCAAAGGTACAAATTTCTGAGATGATTAAAACGCAGGCTGCCCAAAAAATGAAAGAACTAAGCGGCCAAGAGTTCATCGATTGGATGCTACAAGAAGCACAAGAAATTAAAAAGGATACACAAGTTGCCGTATCCCTTGGAAATAATTTTGCCGATTTAAAAACCGTAATGAAAGACGAATACCTTGCTCGTAAAAATGGCGATTCCACCAAAACGTACAAAACGCCATTCACATCTTTAAACAATGTTGTCGAAGGATTCCAATCTTCGGACTTGATAACGATACTTGGTGAGAGTGGTCGTGGTAAAACGTTTATCACCCTAGCGTTTATCGATTCTCTTCTTCGTCAAGGAGCGAACATTCTCGTTAAATCCTACGAGGTTCGTTCATACCTATGGTTGTCACGTTTAATGTCTATCCTTACCGCAAAAGAAGGAAAATTGCGTGATGAATACCGCCAAAAAGTAGGACTAGCCAACAAACGAATCTTAGCAGGTAAACTAACTGATTCCGACCAAGCGTACTTCTTCGAAATGCTCGATAAATTAAACGAATATTATCCAGGAAATTTGCACCTTCAAGCGAAAGCAGACCCCGGTATCACACGAACACTTGCTGACCTTGATCGAGAACTAACGCAACATCCGGAAATTGACGTTGTGGTTATCGACCCATTTTACGGACTCGAAGATTGTTATAGTGGTAAAAATAACAATCGTACTGCAGGCGGTAGTGCAGAAGCAGCCGCACGTCAACTTGAATACCTTGCAGGAAAACATGATGTGGTCATGATGACTGTAGTGCAAGCCACAGTTGAGAAGCAAAAGCAAGACGAAAATAACAAGCGTGAGTTGAAGCTCCCAAAACGTGACCAAGTAAAAACAACAAAAGCCATTTTAGAAGCATCCACACTTCTTTTTTCATGGGATAGTGTTGATGGAATCGCCAAAATTGGCATTGAAAAAGGTCGCAATGGCGGTGAAGGGTTTGAACTTGAACTCGTAGCCCTCTTAGATTATGGCGTAATAAAAGAGCCATCCAATATGGAAGCATTGGATGACCAATTTGATACGGAAGGCATGTAAAAAAGTCGCTGGTGTAAACTACCAGCGATTATTTTTTTTGTCATTTGTGAAAAAAAGAACTCTAGCCCGTAGATATAAGGGAGAAAAGAAAAAGTTATACGACAAACCTCCTTCATTTACTGAAATGAAAATGCTATAATGGGAACATAAGTACGCAATGGGGGAAAAAATTTGCAAAAGTCAAGAGAACAAACGTTTAACTTTTTAGCCGAGCAGTACATATCAAAACAGAATGCAGATACGTTGGATGCGTTAATTCGTGCATTCGATCAAGAGTACCGACCAAAATACGAGTGGATTGCCACTCAGCAAGTACGTAATTATGACGTTCAAGAGGTGCAAAGCGAATACGAGGACACGTTACTGAAGGTGATTAAAGCGTATGTACCAGGAAACAATTTTACGAAACTATTGGACGTTTCGTTAAAACGTAAGCGAATCGATATGGCAGAAAAAGAAAAGACTCGCAAAAAACATACACAATCCTTTCATGTGTTTGAAGATGGGTCTAGCACAGAAAAGAACCTTAGCATGGACAAGCATAAAGAAGAAAAAAAGAAAGAAAAAAAAGAAGCAAGAGCAGAACTCATCAACTTCTTTATGGAACACACCCAAGATGCTGAAACAAAAAAGATACTTCAAGAAGCATCTAAATTTAAAAATATGAACCAGTTAGCACTTCATCTAAATATGCATCCTCAGACACTCAAACGAAAGTTAGAAAGTCTGAAAAAGATATACGATGAAAGAAGGTTCGGGAACTACAAAGAGTTTTTGTAAGCACTAACTGATTCACTACGTGTATTATCTCATGTTTCTCATACTTTGTCAAACATAGGGGGCGGTATAGCGTAGCACTACACATAATGGGGGAAGAAAAATGAAAATTATTAAAGGTGAAATTTACTTGGTGGATCTCGGTGATAACTCAAGAGGGTCAGAACAAAAAGGAATCCGCCCATGTGTTATCCTACAAAACAACATTGGAAATCGATTCTCAACGACAACCATCTGTGGATTACTCACAACAAAAGAGAAGAAAAACAAAAAGAAAAAACACTTTCCAATGCATGTTCCAATTCAGAAATTAGCCATTGAAAAAAATGGTTTACAAAGCGACTCACTCCTTTTATGCGAACAAGTATTTACGATTTCAAAAGATCGATTGATAAAACGTTTAGGGGTCATCACACCGACCTCACCACTGATGAAACAAATTGATGAAGCACTCAAAATTAGTTTTGGGATTCAATAAAAGGAGGACATAAAGATGTCATTTATCAAAGCACATGGAGAGCAAGCAGTACAACAAGCCATCACAGAAAAACCGAAGTATGAAAAACTCTTGAAAACATTCAAATCCGGATCAACTTACAAAGTGCGAATCGCTTCTTCAAACGATTCCGCTCAGTATGATGCCCATGGTGTTTTCGCTCGCAACGGCTCTGGCATTCTCACCACCCCTTGTATCCACGGCAAAGAATGTCCGTACTGCAAGGCGGTAAACGAAATGTATAAAGAGTTCAACGTCACACAAGACGAAGAAACAAAACAAGTTGCAGGCCAGTTGAAAGCGAAAGAACGTTATTTGATGGGATTTGTAAATCTTGAAGATGGACAACCATTTATTCTTGATTTTACGAAAAAACAAGCCGCTCAACTTGTCGGTATCATCAAAAAGAACGAAAAGAAACTCTCAAAGTATGCGTTTGAAATCTCGAAGTCCGGTACGAGCCAGTCAACGATTGTATCGCTCGATATCGTAGTCGATATGGACGAGGACTTAACGGATAATGAACGCAAGCATTTCGAAGCAACGAAAGAGTTTAAATTCGTTCCGGAAATGTTCGAAGTTCTGCAGACGAAAACAATCGAAGAAAGTATCGATGATTTACGTAAGTTTGGCTTCGATGTTTCCAAAATTACAAGCACCCCACCTCCGCAGCAACCACCTCAAGAACAAGCAAAAGAAGAGACATCTGATGATGGCGAAATTGACATTCAAGATATCTTCGAGCAGTTCAATCAATAATCCTCGTTTGGTGCTCTTGCATCCCCTGTAAGAGCACCTACATAACATAAAAAATTAGGAGTGGTAAAATGGCATTATCAAGTTCAGCGATCGGACGCATTTCCGAACTACAGGCAGTTATCAAAGCAATCCAAAATGAATATGCAACGGCAGAGCCGATGTTTCCAGAACCGTATGACCTGTTGATTTCAAAAGACAAACGACATTGGTTAAAGGCACAAACTAAGACGCTTTATTATCGTGCAGACCGAAATAGTTATGTTGTATATGCAAGCAAAGGAAACAAAGAAAAATACAACGAAGAAGAAGTCGATGTATTTTTAGCGGTACTGGATAATGTGGTGTACATGATTCCAAACCAAGGGAAAAAAGAAATGTGGTCAAAAAATCCGGACACTAAATGGGAGAGATTGTAATGAAAATCATGAAAGTGATTGTGGACACAAAAGAAGAAGCCCTGCATATGCAAGGCGTTTTGGAAGAAAGAAACCTAGAATACATCATTTCCAAATCTTATATTGCAACAAGACCACAGTGGATTTTTGAAGTAGCAAACGAAGAAATCTTCGAAATTAAAATGATTGAAAAACAGGAGGATGAAAATGGCAACGTTTCAGAAAAAGCCGAGTAATGTAGAAGCCATCAAACTTGAATTTCCGATGGCAATGACAACTGATAAAGGGGTATTTAAGGCTGCCGTTGGTGACTACCTTATCTACGACAATGCTTCAAAAGAACAATTCTTTATGACAAACGAAGTATTTAACCTTAACTTCGAACCGATTCCTGCAACACCGCCTGCTGAAGTTCAACTTCTAAAGAACACGCCAGCAGTTGATAGCATTTTCTTCTCATGGACAGACCCTACTGATGTGGATTTTTCACACGTGAATATCTATGAAAGTGGAACATTGCTTCTTGCGGTAGAAAAAGGCGTACAAACATTTATACTAAGCGGTTTAATTGCGAACACTCCGTACACCTTAAAGTTCACTACGGTTGATACGATGGGCAATGAATCAAGTGGCGTAACCGCTACGGCAACAACGCTGGCAAATCCGATTGATACGACCGCTCCTGCAGAAGTCACAACATTGATTGCAACGCCAACCGAAACATCCGTAACCTTAAATTGGGTGGATCCTACAGACCTTGATTTTGATCACATTGCCGTGTTTAAAAACAATGTCCTAGTAGCAACTGTTCTAAAAGGAATTGGCCAGTATGCGGATGTAAACCTTCCACAAAGCACAACCAATACTTACACCTTAAAAACAGTCGATACAAGCAATAACGTTTCAATCGGAAATTCGGTTACGGCAACAACATCTGCAAGCGGAACACCAGTTCCATCTGACACCACTCCGCCTGCTGAAGTAACATCCATTTCGTATCTTCGATTTGATAATCAAGTTACTTTCTCGTTTACAAATCCGACAGATACCGATTTTAAAACAGTCAATGTATACCGCGATGGAACGTATGTTGGTTCAACCGTTACAGGTTCATTCACAGATGCAACCTTAAACTATGATACGAATTACACGTTCAAGTTTACAACAGTTGATTTAAGCGGTAATGAATCAGTTGGCGTTACAGACGCTTTCACAACAGGACATGCACCGGATACAGTCGCTCCTGCGGAAGTAACGAATGTAGTCGTAAACACTTCGACACAAAGCGTTCAACTTTCCTGGAACAACCCAGCAGATAGCGACTTCGATCACGTGAATATCTATCGAAATGGCGTTCTGTTAGGTTCATCGCATGTACTCGCATTCTCCGAAACAGGACTTACCCATGCGACTACCTACACGTATAAATTAACAACAGTCGATACGTCCGGTAATGAATCCGCAGGATTTACAGTCAACGCCACAACAGCGTAAGAGGTAAACAATGAAGAATGAAGATTTGTTTGAACAAGAATATACAGGAACGTGTCATTACTGCAAGGAAGCGGAAACCGTTAAATTATCTGACCCACATGCGTTTAAAAAGTGGGTCAGAATTAACGACTTCGATATCTGCTTAAAATGTTATGAAGAAATGACGAAACAGAAATAGGAGAGAATCCATGAGCCTTTCGATTAACATGAGTGCTTTCACGAAAATGAAGCAACAACAAGAAAAATATGGAGTTGGACTTTTGTGCATCGCCACTAATGTAAAAGAGTTTCGCTATCTAACCGAGTATGATTCGTTTATGTGTGCGGTTGGGAAAATCGATGATGTTTGCTTTACGTTGGTTTCATTTAAAGATTTCACACCACTACACATTGAAGTAGCAGACCTAACGTATTTGCCAAAAATTCGTGTAGGACTTCGCAACATGCAGCTTGCTTATATCACAGGCGATGAACTACTTGATTCGATTCCACGAGTTGATGCAACCATCTCAGAAGTCGCAGACGCATTCAATGGATAGGAAAAACTAGGAGGAATAAAATGACCTTTCAAGAGCAAATGGAAGTCCTCGTTATTAAAGAGGAATATACCAAGATTGGTGAGAAAACGACTGTGTGTCTACTCACCCTAAAAAATGGTTATGAGATTGCAGGATACAGTGCATGCGTTGACCCAAAGATGTTTGATTATGAGATTGGAAAGCACTGGGCAAAAGAAAATGCCAAACAGAAGTTGGAAGAGATTGTTGGGTATTTGATGCAGGAAGCGTTATTCCATGGTTAAGTTTTATCTATGGTGCGTGTGGGATTTGCTGAAGAATGCAGTGGTTTCGATGCTTTCGTACCTATGCTTCGTCATCTTCCCTATTTATATGTACTTTTCGCTACTATGGGATTCAATTTCTGCTTTTAAAGAAGGACATTACCTTGCAGGATTTGGTTGGTTCTTCTTAGGATTTTTGGTATCTGTTATCTGTGAATTTGGGTTCTTTCTGTTTATGGCAATAAATGATATAGGAGTTAAAAATGAACAACGAGATAAACAACAAAATCGTTAAAGAACACGATGATGTACGCACGCTTCACGAAATAACGCATTATGAAGATCACCCAGCACGAGAAGAATCGAAAGCATTTCGTCATATTCGCGACTATTTCCACGAAACAAAGGCGAAATGCTTTATCGATAACAAATACTGCAGTGGCGGACTTCAAATTCATCATGCAATGGTCGAATATAGTGCAGGAACGGAAGTGGATTGGTCGAAGCTGACGTTTAAAGATGTGGACGTAATGGAAAATATGATGCCCCTATGTCGTCATCACCACACTGAAAAATACACAGGAATCCACACCATTTCGTATCCAACATGGATTCTACAGAAATACATGAATGAAGAAGCACTTGACGATTTCGAGCGAAAAGTGAAGGAGTTAATCGAGAGTGAAAAGTGATTGTTGTGATACGCCATGGCAAGTTCGCCACGAAGGATATGATGCGTACATGTGCATCGTTTGTGATACGTGGCTTGAGAGTCAATGCGGTGATTCGGAATGCAATTACTGTAGCAATCGTCCAGAGAAACCAAGCATGACAAATTCGTTTAAAGAATACGTCAAAGAAGCGATAGAGGAAATTGAAAAGCGTTCGGAGGATGAGGAATGGCAATTCTAGTTGTTTTATATATCTTGTTTGCTGCCTACGGATGGTTTTATATCAGCGGAACTATTGTTGATAAATTGGTGGATTGGCAATTAAAAGCAAAAACAAAACACTCGGAACGTTCAAGAGAAGCCATCAGTATGATTATTCTTTTGTTAAGCGGATTCGGATTACTTGTTATTCTGTTATTCATCGGACTTGGTTTAGGAGCGATACTTTCACTATGATAGGAGAAGAAAAGATGACGAAAAAAGAGAAAATGAAAGCCGAGTTTGACTGGCAACTTCAAAACACCGATCACCTCAGCAAAATGGTCGTTGCAATTCAACTTCCAAGTGGTGCAAAGGAAATCATCATCAACACCGAACACATTATCGAGAAAATGGATTACTACATGAACGCTTATGATGATGAGTTGCAATTAAAAGCAAATTTCAAAGTTCGCATTCTAAATTATATGTTCGTCTAATGTTTATCGTCTTTCTTACGGAAACCGAACATGAAGCGATTGCCCTGCGAGATGAACTACCACAAACACGTTATGAGGACGAGTTATTTATCCTAGTGTTCTCGAAGTATACTCACCTCGTAGGAATACGACATGGTAGCGAAAGACCGCATATCATCGTGAAAATGTACAAAATTAAAACACAACAAGATAAAAATTGGCACAGGTACTGCGTGCTACCAATGGCTACGAAAGATACTGTATTTATAGAGGTGGAAAAATGAGTTTTGCAGAAGAGTTTTTAGAGATGATAAATAGGTTTCAAAGCATCGGCAGAGAAATCTATGACGATACCTTACAGGTGCAATTCCTTCAACAACAAATCGATATTATCCAAACCCCGATCATTAAATATCCACCACGTAATGTTCCGTACTTCTCGCCTTCTTCTGCAAACTCATGCAAACGAGAGTTGTACGTAAAGGCCATCGGACAAAAACGTGACCAACAAGAAAGACTTCCGTTTCAAACACGATGGCAACTGATGGGTACGGCATTCGGTTCGGTGATGCAGTACCAACTTCTTTTGATCGAAAAGTGGTATCCGCAACTCTTTGGGATAGAATCCCCTTTCTATTTTGAACGAAATGAAAAGAATCAACCGAAGTTTGAGGATTTTGCAAAACGACTGACGACACACCATCACAGAAATCACGATATCCTCCTATTTGGTGCTCCGGATGGAATCTTAATTCATCGAGCAACTGGAACACGAGTGCTTTTGGAATGTAAAACAAAACAAACCACGTATGGTGCAACAGGCAATTTTAAGATGAAAGAGCCAAGCCAAGACCACGCAAGACAAACCATCTGCTATTCACTTCAACACACCGCAAATGGAGAAGCACCACTCAATGATGTAATTGTTCTCTATGGAAATCTCAGCAAGAAATCGTGGAATATGAGCCGTGAAGAAATGGAAAAACATCCGGACCTGCGTGCATTTGACGTTCACATTACCGCTTCGGATCGATTGAATGTGTTAGATACGTTCGCTGACGTGCTAGATGCCGTAGCAACGAAAACACCGCCTGCCTTAGAGTTGGACAAATTCTTATTCAACAATTTCAAGACAGAATGTGCTTTATCATTGAGTGATGCTGAATGGAAAGAAATAATTCAACAAGTGAAGGCAGTTCAAAAATCAGACCTTCCGAATAGCATCAAGCAATCCTACTTAAACGCTTTTGAAACCATTGGAGAGGTGAGAGCATGAAAAACGAAATGAAAGTTGGCGGAATGAAATATGCAGTGGAGATTGTACCATTTGTTGAAATCGGTGGCGATCGAAACTTCGCAGGATGTTGTTCCTATCACGACACAACCATTAACATCATGGAAGGAATGAGCCGAGAGAGATTCGAAGAAGTGCTGCTCCATGAAAGCTTTCATGCAATTCTTCACGAAGCAGGCTACGATGAACAAGACGAGGAAGTGGTTGTTCGAGTAGGAAAGATTTTGCATACCTTCGTGAAAGAAAACTTCCCAAACGACTTTGAACGAAAGGTCAACGATATCATTGAAAACGCCATTGAACAAGGAGAATAGACGCTACTTAGGACTTGACCTCAGCATGACAAGTCCGGGGTTTGCGATGATTGAGGTACGTGATAGAAAAGCGTACCTTATCGCCCACACCTCGACACAAACCGTGAAAAAGGAAAAGGATCGCACCTATTCCGATGGCGAACGAATTAAAGCAATTATCGATACACTAGATAATTTCATGAAAGAAAATGGTCCAGTAGATGGCTATATTAAAGAGCAGTCCTTTGCTCGATTCAAAACAGAAACT